CACAGAGAATTTTTAAGAAAAAATAACTTAGTAGAACTTGGAACAAATGGAGGCCAAATAAAAAATGGAAGCACAGCAAATTGATAGCACTGAACAGGAAGTTCAGACAGCAGATGAGCCAAATACACCTACACTAAAAGAAACATTGCAAGCAGCAATGCAAGGTGAGGACAAACTACCAGAAGCACCTGCTGAACCAATGCAAGAGGTACAGGCAGAAGAGACAGAAGAGGCAGTACAAGAAGAACAGGTAGAAGAACAAGCACCTGCATTAGAAGCAATATCTGCCCCTAAACACTGGCCCAAAGAAGAGCAAGAGATTTTTAATACGTGGGATGCAAACGTACAGCATCAGGTCATGGATCGTTATAAAGCGATGGAAGGTGATTACACCAAAAAGACACAGGCATTAGCAAAGTATAAAAAACGAAATGAATCGTTAGATGAGATTTACGGCCCTTTCAGAGATGACTTTCAAAGGGCAGGCATGGATGAAGTCGCAGCAACAAGACAGTTACTGGCGGCACACAAGTATTTGAGGGAAGACCCACAGCAGGCATTAAAATGGCTTGCCAAGTCTTATGGTGTTGATCTTACAGCAGTCAATGATGACACAGCTATAGAAGATGAATACGCTGATCCTCAGATGAAAGCAATGCAACAGCAGATAGCCCAGTTGCAAGGCACAATAACTAATCAACAGCAACAAGCACAGAATATGCAGAAGCAGGAAGTGCAAGCTATGATTGACAACTTTCAAACAGCGAAAGATGCAGATGGTAATTTAAAACATCCACATTTTGACGTTGTGCAAAACCAGATGTCAGGTTTGATAAGTTCTGGTGTTGCGAAAGATATTGCATCTGCCTACGATATGGCAGTTTATGCAAACCCAGAAACAAGGGCAAAAGTCCTTGATGAGCAGGTCAAGAAAACGACTAAGCAAGAGGTGAAAGCCGAAGCAGTCCAGAAGGCCAAAAAGCAGCAAAGGGTTAATGTCAAAGGTAGCGGTACACCAAGCAATTCAGCAATTCCCAGTGGTATGACGTTGAACGAAACAATTAAATTTTCAATGAAACAACTACAAAAGGGGTAAATTATGACAAGTCCAAATTTGTCAGAAATTATCACGACTACTCTAAGGAATCGATCTAAAACCTTGGCAGACAATGTGTCGAATCACAATCCTCTTCTTAACAGAATGAGAGAGCGTGGCAACTTAACACAAGTTACAGGCCGAGATATAGTTAGAGAACTTGAGTATGCGGATAATTCAACAGTCAGTTTTTATAACGGCTATGAAATCTTAGACACATCGCCAACTGATGTATTAACAGCGGCAGTGTTTGATTATAAACAGCTTGCAGGAAATGTAACAATTTCTGGGCGTGAGCAAATACAGAACAGTGGCGAACAGCAACTGATAAATCTACTTGAAGCAAGAATTGGAAACCTTGAGAGATCAATGGAAAACAGTTTAGCAACAAGTCTATTTTCTGATGGAACAGGTAGTAGTTCTAAAGAAATCGGTGGCTTACAACTCGTTGTAGCTGATGCAGGCAGCGGCACAGTAGGGGGTATTAACTCATCTACTTACACGTTCTGGCAGAACAAACAGGCTACAGCAACCAGTAGTGCATTTAGTACAGCCAACATACAATCTGATATGAATAGTCTTTATATTCAGCTTGTTAGAGGCACAGATGCACCTGATTTAGTTATAGCAGGTTCAACACCTTATACTACGTTCCTAGCCACTCTACAGACTCTGCAAAGAGTTGCAGATAGTAGATTAGCTGATCTTGGTTTTACTGCGGTCAAATATCTTAACTCAGATGTTGTTTATGACAGCAACTGTGCTGCAAGCAGAATGTACTTTCTTAATACTAATTATTTAAGATTGGAAACTGCGGCAGGTAGAGACTTTGTACCTGGTGATGCCAAAGAATCAATCAACCAAGATGCGACTGTAGTTCCTGTATTTTGGAGTGGTGCGTTAAGCTGCTCTAACAGAAGCTTACAGGGCGTACTTCATACATAGGAGGGTAGAATGAGTTATATTCCAGTATTAGGAATCGACCCAACATCTGTTAGTGACACTGCTGAGTTTTTATTAGGTCAGCATGGTGCAGTAGTTGGCTCTCCAAGTAAAGTCTATAAGTATGTACAGTATGACACTGGTTCAGCAGGAACAGCAGCAGTAGCAGGTGAAGTAGCCTATTACTATACGTTAGATGGCTACAAGAACAATCAGGTTACTTCTGATCTCTCTGACTCAGTTGAGATTGGAGCAGGTGTTCTACAGGCTGTTATGACTGATGGACAATTTGGTTGGATACAGATTCGTGGAGCAGCGATTTTGACCATTGCATTGACCGCAGGGGCTGATGGTGATCCATTAACTCCAACAGGTTCGGCTGATGGTACACTTGATGTAAGTGCTGATGTGACTGATAACGTCTGTGCAATCGCCTGTGACATCTCAGATAAGGAAATCATCTGTACATTTCCAGATTGATAAGGGAAAACGGCTATGAGTATAATACCAGTTTTGGGTATTGATCCAACGGCAGTTCATGCGAATGACACATCACAAAGATTTAGGTCAGGTCAACTTGGTGCAGTTATAGGAGAGACAACAAAGCTTTATAAGTATGTTCAAAACTATAGCTTTATAGGTATTGCATCAGGTGATGTTTGTTCTTACTTAAGAATCATAGACACTCATTACTTTGGTAACGAAGTAACTAATGATGTTTCTTTGACTCATGCAGTTGGTGCAGGTGTTGCCGCATCTACCTCTTCAACATACGAGTGGTTTTGGATTCAAATCAGAGGCCCTGCAACTTTGTCAACAGCTTTGACAGCAGGTGCGGATGGAGACCCTTTAACTACGCAGGGAGCAGGCGATAGAACATTAGATGTTGTTGCAAGTGTAACAGATAACGTCTGTGCCATTGCCTGTGATGCCTCAGATAAAGAAATAATTTGTATGTTTCCTTACTAAAAAAAATTATGAGGGGCAGGGCAACTTGCCCCTTTTACTAACTTTATGGAGTTTAAATTGAAAGTACAATTTTACAAAAAAATGTTTAATGGTGAAATGCGAGATTTCGCAAGAATACCTGTAACAGATACAAAAGATATTTTAGAAACACCTGTAAGGGCAAGTGACGTTCAGCGTTTTCCTAAAGAGTGGGCAGAATATCAAAAAAATAAAGACAAAAAATTAGTTAAAAAAACAATACATTTACCTGGATTAGCAGAGGATCATAGAATTGAACTTGAACTTAAAGGCATTAAAACAGTTGAAGATTTGGCTAGTGCAAAAACCACAGTATTGGAAAGCATGGGTAAAATCTATGTTACATTACACGAAATTGCTAAATTACAAGTTAAAGCAGACGAAAAAAACAACAAATCAAAATCAACTTCCAAAGACACAGAAGAAAAAAAAGAAGAGTAAAAAATGACAATTTTGAGTATGTGCCAAAATGTTGCTGATTTTACAGGCTTTGAAAGGCCGACATCAGTTATCTCTAATACAGACCCTATAGCAAGACAGCTATTAGCACTTGCACAAAGAGAAGGTAAGCAGTTGATGCGTGTATCTGATTGGGCGATACTTAAAAAAGAACACACATTTTCTACATCAAGTGGTACAGCCGCTTATGCATTGCCAAGTGATTTTGACAGATTAGTTTTAGAAACATCATACAACAGATCAGATAATGATATACTAACTGGCCCTATAAGCAGTTCAGAATATCAACTTGTCAACCATGGTATGGCAACCACAGGTACAACAGAGAAGTTTAGATTAAAAGCTGCATCAAATGCTTTGAAGTTTGAACTAGACCCTACACCATCCTCAACACAGACTATTGGCTTTGAATATGTATCAACACAGTTCTGTCAATCATCTGGTGGTAGTGGACAGGCAGTTTGGACAGCAGACACAGATACAGGCATACTTGATGAAACAACTATGGAAATGGGTATTACATGGCGTTTTAAAGCAGCACATGGTTTAGAATATGGTGAAGATTATAAACAATATCAGTTAGAGGTAAGACAAGCTGTTGCAAGAAATGGTTCTTCACCTGTACTGCAATTAGACGATGCAAGAAAACTTATTGTAGGGCCATATCAATCTGATGGTAATTACGGCCTTAGTTAATGTTGCAACCACTTAGAACAGCAAACAGATTTAAGGTAAAATCTACATCAGTTCCTGCTCCTATTGGCGGTTTAAACAGTCGTGACTCTGTTGATAATATGCAGCCACTAGATGCAATTACCTTGACAAATATGTTTCCTACAGTGGGAAAAATTACACTCAGAGATGGTTACTCATCATTCTGTACAGGTGTTGGATCAGGAGATGTAGAAACACTAGTTGAACATAATGCAGGAAGTAATAGACAATTATTAGCAGTTGGTTCAAATGGTACATTGTATCAAATAAATACTGGCTCTGCCGTATCAAAGAAAACAGGTCTGTCAAACGGCAGATTTCAAACAGCGGCATTTAATGGCAGAACTTTATTTGTCAATGGCACTGATACACCTTTTTCATGGGATGGCTCATCTGCGGCTGATTTATCAATTACATTATCGGACAGTACAAGTGCTGACAGTTTAAAAGGCGTTCATGTACACAAAAACAGAGTTTATTATTTTAGAGGTGATGAGCAAAAGTTTTATTATTCTGCCACAGTCGATACCTTTCAGGGCAATTTTACAGTTTTTAATTTAGGTCTTGTTGACGATATTGGCGGCAATCTTATCCAGGTAAAAACACTGACAATAGATGGTGGTGAAGGTACAGATGATTTAATAGCATTTATAATGGATTCTGGCATTGTACTTGTTTATTCAGGTGACAATCCTAGTTCTGGCTTTTCATTAAATGGAT